TGGAATTTACGTGCCATGTGGTGGCATGCCAGGCATGTAGATTTATCTAATCTTGTAGAATTAGATGCATGGTATGACTCCTGGATTTTTGACTGGATTGCATGGGTACCATCCTATATAGTTGAACGCCCAATATTCGTGTGGACTGTAATTTATTTTAGACGATATAATTATGTTGACCGATATTGGAAGATTCTTTTCCTATATGCGTGGTGTTTTGCTGTGTCATATGCTTGGATTGTTAGAGGATACTACATTAGTGGTATTATTTCATTCTATGTTACATGTTCCATTATAGCTATTTTATATCATTGGGAACGTCAGGCCGTTCGTAATGAATTATTGCGACGTTCAAATACTGCACCTGCTTTTATACAATTTGTACGTAGTCGGGCTGGTATGGCGCTTCTGGGTTCTGCATTTGCATTGTATCACATTGTGAAATATGTTCGTAAGATGAAGGATGTCTTGTATCCGCAAGGTACTCTTAGTCCCAAAAGTATGGCCGATGTGGCCGCACGTGATGCTGAACCAGATATGTGGGCGACGCCTTTCATTAGTGCGTTACCTATGAGTACTGCTTCTAAAACTACTACTTCTGCTGATCTTGCAGCTTTGTGCGCAAGCTCCGTTGTTTATGTAGAAAGCGATAAGCATTTCGTGCGTGGATTTTTGGTAGAAAGTAATTTTATGATTTTACCTACACACTTTGTTCAAAAGCATTTTGAGAGGGCACCTGAATTTACAGTGAGATGCAGGTCCCGCTCTCCCAAAGTCACAGGTGGCTATTTTCGCGACACGATTTCTCAGGAGTATGCTGTCAGTATACCCAGCACCGATTTCACGTTGGTGTGGGTACCAAGTGCTGGTAGTAGGAAGTGTATGACACGCTTTTTACCCCTTGATAAACCGTGCTCTGCTGAAGGAATATTTGTGTATAAATCGAAAGAGGGAGACTGTGAAATGTTCAGAACGTTGTTTTCTTCACAGAGGGTATCGCATCGAACGTGTGCAAATTTCCAAGGTGGTATTTATAATTTGCCAGTTGAAACACAGGAAGGTATGTGTATGAGCCCTATCGTGTCTGTCGGACGAGGATCTACTATTTTGGGTTTCCATCTGTGTGGTTTTGGTACTAAAGGTGGAGCTGGATATTTGTCTCAAGACATGGTGCGTGGCGCCATTCTAAAGATGTGTGATAAGCCGGGAGTTGTACGGTTATGTAGTGAAGGCGATATGCCAGAAGAACAGTATGGTACCAAGCTTATTGAATCGACGGATATTCACCATAAGAGTCCAGTACGCTATCTTACACCGAACACTAGTATTGAGGTATATGGAAGTATGACAGTTCGTAGCACACCACGAAGCATCGTTGTGCCGACATTGATTTCTCCGCATATATCTGAAATTTGTGGAGTTCCCCAAAAGTGGGGTCCTCCCAAAATGAAAGGAGATAGTGTTTATCCATACCAAGTAGCTTTGGAACAGTTAGCACACCCTTCTCTTAGTTTGGGTGGTGTTGTAAGCCGAGCTGTAGAAAGCTATATGGTGCAGTTTGACGAAATTTTCACTCGCTTACCGGAATTGTTGGAAGCACGTCCACTTAATCAAGTGGAAACTGTTAGCGGTTTGAAAGGTAAGAGATTTATAGATCCCATGAATTTTTCCACGTCTCCTGGATGGCCATTGAGTGGCAAGAAGCGTGACTACCTCATAATATGTGATCCTGAAGAATTTCCTGATGTTGGCTATCCTCAATCTTTTTCGGAAGAAATTTGGGACGAGGTAGATCGCACTTGTGAAATTTTGCGGAAGAGCGAGCGTTGTTATTTTGTATGGAAAGCGTGTTTGAAGGATGAGCCCACAAAGCTAACCAGTGAGAAGGTTAGAGTGTTTCAAAGTGCTCCCTTGGCGTTACAATTGCTCATTCGCATGTATTTTCTGCCTCTTGTTCGTATTATGCAACTCAATCCATTGTTGACAGAGTGCATGGTAGGGGCAAATGCAGAGGGGCCAGAATGGGGGCAACTCAATGAACACATGATTTCGAAGGGAAATAATATTTTGGCTGGTGACTATAGTAAGTATGACCAGAGAATGCCTGCTCAATTAACTATTGCGGCATTTGATGTTCTGATTTCTGTTGCCAAACAATGTGATTATAGGCCTGAAGACATATCACTTATGGAATCAATGGTTTCTGAAATAGTGTATCCTTTAATGGCGTATAATGGGGACTTGCTAATGATTTTCGGTTCTAATCCATCCGGTCAGAATTTGACTGTAATCATTAATTCCATTGTTAACTCGTTGTTGTTGAGATGTGCATATTATTCCATTTATCCGGACGATGCCCCCCAAGATTTCTATCAACATTGCGCTTTTGGTACTTACGGAGACGATGTTAAGGGTTCAGTGTCATCTGATCGTCCCCTATTTAATCATATAAGTTTTGCATCATATTTAGCGCAATATGACATTAAGTTTACAATGCCAGATAAAGAGTCTGTTGCTACGGAATATATGACACCTGATGAAGCCGAC